ATTTAATTTGCAATATCGCTATCAACTGAGCGCGGAGCCTTCTATCTACTGCAGCATCGAGCACGGTTATTGCCACGTATTCATTTTGAACTCGTGCGGTACATCTGGCGACGTAAAGGAGTGTACATGCACAATTATATACGTTATACTGTTGCAGGGGCAGAAGGATGCACACATTTGTCTACCGGATGCATGTGCAAGATGCAGGTTGAGGGGCAAGGACAGTTTGAGGGATATTCTTATGAGATTAAGCTAGGAAAGCACGAGGCGTCTTCCACAGCAGATTTCTTTGCGGATCTCACTTCTCGATATCGGCTTGAGCAGGGTCAGATACTTCATTATGATGGAGATCTGGAAGTAGATAGGTTTATGTCACGAATTCGGCCCAATCAGGATTTTCGATTGACCCCAACGCAGCTCCGACATGTTATTATGCCTGACTCGGTCGAGGCGATCCCTCCCTCGGCTCTGATGAGACGAATTTATAAAGTGGCTGATTCTAAGCACTTCGAGCATCTCTGTAAGCGAGTGATTACCACCAAAGATCGACGAAGGTGGCATACAGATACTTGGGTTGACTCGCCAGCTACTATCCCTGCCTTTGGGCGAATTCCCTCCCTTCGAGATATGTCCCTTCGCGTCTTCTCAATGTATAACGCTGCATACGGCCGTACAAATGGTCGTCTTCATGCTATATCTGCCCTATCTGACTTGTATCCTAATAAGTGGGCGGACGCGGTGTTGAAGCAGATTCGTGATGTTCATACTCCAGGGCATAGTACTATGATACCGCTGAAAGGCCTTAATGAAGCGGTGGAGTACTTATACCACCATCTAGGGACACGAAATAAATGGGGAAAATTGAAACCTGAGGTGACGTTTGATGGTCTTCGCGACTCCAACTTAGGGACTTCAGCAGGGTTGAATCAGGTTGAGCCAGTAACCGTCCATGGTCCTATACCCCTTAAGATAGGCGCAAAGAAGAAGGCCGAGACTTTTGAGGCAGATGTTCGATCAATCCTTGACTGGCTTACTGATGACGAGGCACGAGACCTTTATGTGGCTTTTAATAACACAGGAAAGAACGAGATGTATTATTCCAATAAGAAACAAATAAATGAGGAAGATTATGCTGCATGGAGACATAAGTGCCGTCTATTCGTTATTCCGTCATCGATCTTCATATTGATGGAGCGAATGGTAGGGGAACTTCGCCAGATGCTTGAACGTCGCGGTCCGATTTGTGTCGGTATGAAATGGTCCCAGGGAGGAATGGATAATATAGCGAGAAAGTTAAAAATTGATATACTCAATGAGTGGTTACATATACTCGTTGAGGGCGACGTCGAGAACTTTGATCAGTCTGTATGGGAACGGTTTATTGATTTGTATTTCTCGTTCGGGCTTGTTTACGATAACC